AAACAATCTAAGGAGACAAGAAATGCCAACAACAATCGTCACTGGTCGCGACATAACCTTCACACTTGCGACCGTTAACTATGACGCACAAACCACGTCAGTAACTTTGGTCAATGCGCCTGTTATTACTACATATCAAACATTGGACGGCAAGGCTTACAAGCACATTGACGATCAGTGGACTCTTAACATGGAATTGCTTGCAGATTGGGGCGCAACTTCATCATTGTTCGAAGCAATGTGGACAGCCTTTACATCAGCGCCAAACACAGCCCTAGCCTTCACGCTAGTCACTGCAACAGGTGCAAGCTTTGCCGGTACAGCGTTCCCAGTAGCTCCTACAGCTGGCGGCACTGCACCAGACGCACAAACCGACTCATGGGCAATGCTTTGTGCCTCAACGCCAGTTCTAACAATCAGCTAATCGAAAGAGAAACGGGAGCAAATAACAATGAAACTGCCAATAACGATCGAATACACATCAGGCGAGTTCGGTACATATACCGCACAACCGCCAGAGTGGGCGAAGTGGGAAAACAAGACAGGTCAGACAATTTCACAAGCACAAGACAAGATCGGTATTGCCGATCTGCTGTTTCTTGCTTGGAATGCAATGAAGCGCGAAGCTGGTGGCAAGCCAATCAAGGGCTTTGAAATTTGGTGCGAAACAGTTGCCGACGTGACGGTCGGTGAGGTTCTCCCAAAAGCTACGCCGCCGGAAGCGTAAATCGCATTCTGGTTGATCTGGCCTTGGCAACTGGAATTCCAATGAGCGAATGGCAGACGGCGGAGCAGATATACACAGCTCTTGAGATATTGGAGAAGCAACAAAATGAGCGACAGCGTTGAGATTGCTTACGACAAGGCGGATCTCCGTCGCGTTCTAGGCGCTTTCAAAGCAATGGACGCTGAGGCCACAGTTCAGGCCAAAGCTGCGTCTGGAGCGTTGGCAGAATTTGCTCAAGACAAGATTATCGGCACGTCAACTGGTCGAGGTCGAGCGGCAGAAAAGATTGCTCGCGGATCGAGAGTTTCAAAGTCGTCAAAGATCGGTGAGCTGTCTTTTGGCTTTGCCGGTCAAAAGTTTTCTGGCGGCGGTACAACTCAGCAGCTCTGGGGCGGTAACGAATTCGGATCTAACAAATACAAGCAATTCCCAATCTGGTCAGGATTTGGCCCAAAAGGTCGTGGATCTAACGGCTGGTTTATTTATCCAACATTGCGCGCCATTCAGCCAGAAATCATTGCTAAGTGGGAAAATGCTTTTGACAAGATCCTCAAGGAGTTTTAAATGGTTGCGCAAAGTAGAACGCTTAAGCTGTCAATACTTGCTGACGTTGACCAACTAAAAAAATCCTTAAACAGTGCAAATGCTGACGTAGAAGGATCAAGCAACAAGCTTGGCGAATTCAGCAAGAAGGCTGGCGTTGCTTTTGCCGCCGCCGCCGCTGCTGCTGGTGCATACGCAGTAAAGCTTGCAGTGGACGGCGTAAAGGCTGCGATCGAGGACGAAGCTGCGCAGATTAGACTTGCCACATCTTTAAAAAATGCCACAGGTGCAACAAATGACATGATCGCCTCTGTTGAAAAACAGATCCTTAAAACATCACTAGCTACAGGCGTTGCAGACGACAAATTGCGTCCAGCTTTATCTCGCCTTGCTTTATCAACAGGTGACGTCACAAAGGCACAGGATTTATTAAGTCTTGCCCTAGACATAAGCCAAGCAACTGGCAAAGGTCTGGACTCAGTAGCCAACAGCCTTGGCAAAGCCTACGACGGCAACACAGCAGCTCTTGGCAAATTAGGCATTGGGCTATCAGCAGCCGAATTAAAGGCAATGTCATTTACAGAAGTCCAGGGCAAGTTGTCAGATTTATTCGGCGGTGCGGCAGCTGCTAACTCAAAGACATTTGCCGGGCGACTTGAGATCCTCAAAGTTACATTCGACGAAGCAAAAGAGTCGATCGGCGCTCGATTGCTGCCAATTATTCAAAGCCTAGTTGAGTTTATTGTCAACAAAGTCGTACCAGCTCTGGGGCGCTTTGCAGACTTTTTCAAACCAATCACAGACGCGATCAAAGATAACAAAGAGGAATTTACAACTTTCATCAACTTCATTCAAAAATATGTTGTGCCGGTATTGGTCAACGTTTTAGGCGGTGCGTTCAAAGTTGTCGGCGAAATTGCTGGCGGCGTCATAAATGTTATTGGGGCAGTTATTGGCGGACTCAATACACTGATTTCTGGAGCTGTTGCCGGTATAAATGCTTTGATCGGTCTTTACAACTCAGTGCCATTTTTGCCTAACGTTTCAAAAATCACAGCTCCAACTATTAACGTTCCAACAGTTTCAGTGCCAAACGTCACTTCAACTTCACAAGTGCCAACCGTTAGCGTGCCAAGTGTTTCTGGCGGTTCAGGTTCTACACAGACAAGCGGCGGCGGAGTTGCAGCGGCTGTTGCTGGTGCGGCTAGAGCGGGCGGTGGCTTTACTGACTCACAAAATGCAGCTCGACTCATTGCAGCTGGTGGCGCACTCACAGACTCACAGAACGCTGCCAGAATAAACCTGACGGTAAATGGCGCAATAGACGCAGAAGGCACAGCTAGAACAATCGTCAACGTTTTGAATGACTCATACTTTCGCGGTACAGGCGGCGCAGGTGCGCTGCTAGGTGCAAGCGGTTGACACAGTGGGCGCCAGTATGGCGAGTCAAGATTGCTGGCGTAGATGTAACTGACTCAGTTTTGGCCAGCCTTAATATCACTTCTGGACGCACAAATATCTATGAACAGGCGCAAGCTGGATATTGCTCAATTACGCTGATTGTCTTTAACCAAGCTGCAATTAACTACCAAATAAATGACACGCTATCGGTTGAAGTAAAAGACACAGCCGCCGTTTATCAACCTATTTTTGGCGGCTCAATCGTGGATATTGCTGTAAGCGTCTCAGAGGTCGGCTCAAGCGCGTACACGCAAGAGGTGACAATTACTGCCTTGGGCGCTCTGGCAAGGCTTCAAAAGGCGCTCACAGACGGCGTATTGACTCAGGATTTTGACGGCGATCAAATCTTGACGATTTTGTCAGAATTGCTATTGGCTCAATGGAACGAAGTACCAGCTGCCGAAACTTGGGCGGCTTATGATCCGACGACGACTTGGGCTACAGCTGGCAACGTAGGTTTGGGCGAAATAGATACACCGGGCAATTACGAGCTGGCACAGCGTTCATCATCTCGAATTGTTATTTATGACCTAGTGGCGGCTCTGGCAACTTCTGGCCTTGGCTATATTTATGAGGACGCAAATGGCCTTATTGGTTATGCAGACTCAACGCACCGAACTACTTATCTTGCCGCCAATGGCTACACCGATCTAACGGCCAATCATGCGTTAGGTCGAGGCATAACAATCAAAACCAGAGCTGGCGACGTTCGCAATGACATAACGATCAAATACAACACAAACAGCAATAACGAGGTAAACGACACAGATCCAGACTCGATCGCAACTTATGGCAATCTGTCACAGATCATTACGACAACAATTAAACATACGGCAGACGCCGAGGATCAAGCGGCGTTCTATCTTGCTTTGCGAGCCATTCCAATCCCTATTTTTGACCAAATAACTTATGCCCTAACAAATCCAGAGTTAGACGACGGCGATCGAGATAGCCTTTTAGGCGTCTTTATGGGTCAGCCAGTAGCGATTAACAATCTGCCGACAAATATGGCTGGCGGTAGATTTCAAGGCTTTGTCGAAGGCTTTACGTTTCGCGCCAGTTACAACGAATTAGCGGTCACTTTGCTCATGTCGCCTTTGGCTTATTCGCTGCAAGCAATGCAATGGGGCGACGTGCCAATCGCAGAAACGTGGTCAAGCGTGTCGCCAACTTTGGAATGGGAATATGCGACAATCGTTGCATGATTGAAAGGACAATAAATGGCTAATCCAACTACCAACTACGGCTTTGTTATGCCAAGCCCTACAGATTTGGTGACAGACTTACCGGCGGATTTTGACGTCTTTGGTCAAGCTGTAGATACGCAAATGCTGACCAATGCAAATGCTGCAATAGCAAAAACTATTATTGACGCAAAAGGTGATCTGATTGCAGCAACGGCAGCCGATACGCCTGCACGTTTAGCAGTAGGTACAAATGGCCAGATACTTACAGCCGACTCAACAGCTGCAACAGGAATAAAGTGGGCAACGCCAGCGGCCTCAGTTTCAGGCTTGACCCTAATTACAACTGCTTCACCTTCAGCAACCGCCACCGTAAATATCAACAGTTGCTTTTCATCGACTTATCAAAATTACATCGTTATAGCTAATTTAACAGGTACCACAGGAGTAGATCTTAAGAGCCGCTTGCGTGCTTCCACTACAGATGCTACTACTAATTACAATGTTCAAACCTTGCAGGCAAATAACGCTAGCGTAAGCGCAGCCAGATTCTCAGATACTAACTGGACTTCAGGTGCACTTCGATCATCAGGCAATACTTTCGTAATGCTAAACATTAGCAATCCTTTTGCGGCTGCTGAGTCTAGTTATTTTGCAAATACACAAGATCCTGCTTCACAGGCTTTAGTTGATATTCGTTCAGGTAATAACACTAACGCCACTTCTTATGATGGTTTAACTGTATTCGTAAGTAGCGGAACTATGACAGGTTCAATTCGAGTATATGGAGTCCAAAATTCATGATTAATATAATGGAAATCGATGCAATTACTGGCGAAACCAAAGTAACCGAGTTAACCAAAAAGCAGATTGACGATAGAGAAGCAGCCGCAGCAGCGGCAGAAGCAGACAAGGCGGCAGAAGCAGAAGCAAAGGCAACAGCCAAAGCAGCTTTGTTAGAACGTCTTGGCATAACTGCCGACGAAGCGGCTTTATTGCTGTCATGACTTATCCGCAAGGCACAGCCGCAGCTGTAATTGAAATTGCTTCAAAAGAAGTTGGCACAGTTGAAAAAGGCGATAACCTGACAAAGTACGGCAAGTTCACCGGCGCAGACGGTTTGCCTTGGTGCGGCAGTTTTGTAAATTGGTGCGCAAATGAAGCTGGCGTCAAAATTCCAAACATGGTCAGCACAGCTGCTGGTGCGCAAAAGATGAAGGATCTTGGCCGTTGGAAAGAAACGCCGCAAGTAGGCGATCTTTGCTTCATGGACTTCCCACATGACGGTGTTGATCGAATAAGCCACATTGGCATTGTCGCAAAAGTTGGCCTCAAAAGTGTTTTATGTATCGAAGGCAATACCAGCGGCAATGGCGATCAGCGCAACGGCGGAATGGTCATGATTAAACAGCGGTTTTTAGGCAAAGAAATTGTTGGTTTTGGTCGGCCAAAGTACGCAGAATATGCTGGAGAATTGCCAGTTGTAGAGCTGCCAAAGGTAGCCAAAAAGGAGAAAACCAAGTGAACGAATTAAAGCCAATGCTGGCCAGTTATGCTCGATCATTTATTGCTGCAAGCCTTGCCGTTTATATGGCTGGCGTGACAGATCCAAAAGCAATTTTGTCTGCTGGAATAGCAGCTGTTGTTCCGGTACTCATGCGCTGGTTAAATCCTAACGATCAGGTTTATGGTCGCAAGTGATCCAAAAACTGCAAGCGGCAACGCTGGCGGTGTGCCTTCTGTTGGCGTTGTCGTCTTGCGGTTATCAGGGCTATACGCGCTATCCATGCCAAGAATTTGAGAATTGGGAAAATGATGAATGTCAACGACCAAGGTGCGAAGCGCAAGGCGTCTGCACAGAGGACTTACTTGGAGACATTATTAAGCCACAGCCAAAATCGCCCTAGATACCAAAAGCGTTTATCGCCTGAGGATATAAAAGCCAGGTTGATTTTGTTTATTGGCATGACTTTGTCGGTGGTGTTCTTGATCGTAACTCTTGGAATTACCTACGCGCTGATATTTGTGACTCAACCAGTAGCCGCTCAAGCGCCAAATGACGCGGCTTTTATAGACTTGCTTAAAACGCTGGCGATTTTCTTAACTGGATCTCTTGGCGGTGTATTGGCTTCCAATGGCCTGAAGGATAAATCGAGCAGCGACACGCCCAAAACCACGCCTAATCCTTGACCTTGTCAGACTATTGCTTCATTCTGTTATCAGGGAGCGAAGCACAGTAGCTCTCTGAACGGGAGCAATTATGTTAGTGACAATAGATATAGGCTGGATCATGTTGGGCTTCTTGGCTACAACAGTGTTGTTTTACACGTTAGGCGTTAACGCTGGTCAAGCCAATGGCTACATGCGCGGACGTGCCGCCGGTATTAAACTAGGCAAGCTAATCAAGGAGCAATCATGAGCTTCTTAGATAACTATGAAGGCGTTGCCGAGCGAATTAAACGCTTTTGGGCGACCTATCCAACAGGCAAAATCCACACGTCGATTGTTGACGTGGACATAAAGTCTGGTTACATCTTGGTTGAGTGCCGCATATATAAAAAATACGAGGACGAGCAGCCAGCAGGTATTGACTACGCATTTGGCAATGTTGCCACCTACAACGTCAACATGAAAAAATGGTTCGTTGAGGACACAGTAACTTCTGCAATAGGACGTTGCGCAGGGCTGGTCTTGGGAACAGACACAAGGCCGACTCAGGAGAATATGCGTCAGGCCGAAAACATTGACGTTCAAATGGTCAAGGAAAGTGCGCAGGACGTTGATCTTTGGGCAACTTCGATAAGTGAGGATCTTGTGCCAGCAGCTATGGCAATCGAGCAGATCAAATCACAGCTGGGCGGCGTACAGGTAGCAGCTGCGCCAATCTGCTCACATGGTCACATGATCTGGCGTTCAGGCGATAAGAATGGCAAGGCGTGGGGCGGTTACATGTGCGTTGAGAAAACCAAAGCCAAGCAATGTGCGCCGCGTTGGTTCATGCTTGGCTCAGACGGCCAGTGGAAGCCACAGGTGTAGTCATGGGCGACTTTGAGATGATTAACCTAAACACAGGTGCGCGTTTGCGTATCGACAAGGACGGATCAGAGCTGCGAGATGAGGTCATTCCACCGGCAATCGAATGGTGCGATAAAGGCCAACACTATGCGCCCAAAATGGGCGGTCGTGATGATTACAACATTTTGTGGATCTGTCTGGCGTGCCAACAATGATGATCAAAATGAAAATATCAGACGCAGATGAATGGGCGATACACAATCGAGCTGCTCAGGTCGTTTTCTCGCTTGATGATTTAAGTCGAGTCCAGCGATACAACGCCAAGTTAAACAATTATGAACGAGTCACAGAGTACGCAGAGTCTCTTGGCGCGGAAATGGTTGTCGCCCGGTACTTCGGCCTTGACTATGACGTCAATGTCTCCAATGGCAAACGCAATGCAGATGTTGGCAAAGGCATTGAGGTCAAGTGGACTAGCTACATAAATGGCTCTTTGATCGTGTATCCAAACGATCGAGTAGATGATGTTGCAGTGCTTGTCGTTGGCAGATCGCCTGAGTATTACATTGTGGGCTGGTTGCCGGTAAAGCAAGCCATGCAAAAGCAATTTAAGAATAGCCAGCAAGACAGCTGGTGGGTCAATCAAGACAGCCTCAATCCGATCGGTGATCTGGTAAGGAGCAGCTATGCGTCAACTCATATTTGATTGCTCGATCTGCGCAAAGCTTTACGGTGACGGCCGCAGGTCGCACTTACTATCCAAGGGCAAAGAGCTATCGCTTCATGAGTGGTTCAGCCAATGTTCGGGCTGTGGATCATTTGGGATTAAATTAGTTGATGAAAGCTTGGTGAGAGACGAATGAGAACCGAGATCAAACATGTCTGCGATTGTGGCAAAACCTTCAACATTGACAGCGCAAGGCCTTTGGTTGCTGTAACTATCTTGCAAGTCTCGATAAAGAACCATTCTGAGAATTGCGAGAAGGCCTGTGGATAACCTGTGGACAACACGCCCAAGCCTATGCTTAAAACCTGTGGATAACTCTGGCCTACTTGACTCGCTGGTGTACGCTGGAGCATACAAGTCGCAGGAGATTTTATGACTTTCAGAC